CACGCATAAACAGGGATGGCAATCTCTTGTCATACTGTTCGTAATCAATATCGAATACGAAAGGATGAGTTTTAAGATCTTGCCACATAGTGCCAATCCGAAGAATTAACATCTTTCCCTAGAAAATGGTTAAACTGGTTAGCCATGTCTATATAAACTTCTTTGAAGTTTGCAAAAAGCGAGTTCCGCAAATTACATTCTCCACTGGCGAAGCGTTAAATAGACGCGTCTTACCCTTAACCACATGTTTGGTCTTCACAAGACAGTCCTTAAGCTTAGTAGCGTTAAATGACGTTATGCGTCGACCAATTCTCGCCTGCTCCAATTTATAGGTGCAGACACTAAGAAGTCTTCTACCAGACTGACTAATAGAGAATGAACGACAACCGAAATCGTCGACATCAATAAAAGCAGCCTTAGTAGAGGCTTCTTCGGTACTCCAAGGAGCACCTGGACTAGCTTTTAACACTAGGCCTTTAACATGGTTCCCAAAAGGGACTCCATTAAGCCCAAGGTTTAAAGCTGCTGCAACACTTGTAGTGTGCAGACCAATTGGTTTATTGGCCAACAACAACTTAAAGTGTTGAAAAACTTGCTTCACGCAGTCATCAAAGACCGCGTGATCAATAGAAGCTGGCGCTTCTGCCGACACATGACTCGGCCACAATAAGGTTTCTTCGCCCAGTTGGTTTACTGGTAAAGATTCCATGCGGCGCTTGTCAGAGGTAGACAACACTGAAGGTTCAAGCTGTATAGGGAACGCTCCGAAGAAAGGGCTTTTAAACCATTTCGACTTCAAGCTCGCTATAGCTCGATTTTCCAGTGTGTATCGACCTATCGGCTTAGCACTGGCTCCTACTGGAGCATCTGGGAGAGGACCGCCTGCAACGAAATTGCGAAACGGATCTTCCTCGGCCCAGAAAACAAGAGGCCAACTAGGGATCTGGGTAGGTCCCATGGTTGCCTCGCCACCGGGTTTATATACTACAGAAGTAAAATCCCCGGCAGAACTATCACTGTCACAAAGTGCTTGGTAAGATACCTTCGTTGTAAGAAGTTGACAAACCAAGCCAGAGATTACCTCCTTGGACAAGATAGCCGCCCAAGTCATTTCGTCAGACCCCACTACGTGGAACCCTAGAAGTTTTTTGGGCATGGCGGTTCTCATAGCCAATATGATACCACCGCAATCACCACTTCTGGTAACTGCGACGGTCGTATTGTACGAGCCCACCTCCATGAGTTTAACTCTATCAGTTTGAAGTCCGCGTAAAGCATCATCATAACTGAAGAGTTTCACTCCGTTAAAGCGGGCAGACCCCGTTACCATCATACCTGAAGTAGGAAGATGTTGAACGATAGGTATACCTGCCGGAACCCTGCTAAGAGTCTCGTCGTCATTTACATGATCGTAAATCCATTGACCGTGGTCGAA